AGCAAACACACGGAGCCAACCGATGAGGAAGTTATTTTGGAGATTTGTTTTTTGGTTTGCCGAGCCTCTCCACGAAGCGCGTCAAGAGGCTCAGCAAGTTTCGGTCACTACAAGCGTCACGGCCGGAACGAAGGCCCATAGGTGACTTTGGCGAATACGCCATAGACGTGACCACAAGCATCGCAGTGCGCAACATCGAACCAAGTGTCGCCGCCTTTTGATTCTTTAACGCTTGGCGTACTTGTGATGTGTTCGATGCCAGTAACTGAACACGATGGGCATTTAGGTTTTGCTTTTTCAGTAGTCAATGGAACCTCCGGTTGTACGAGAAATTATTGATGGGAATCTTGATTCTCGCATAACCACAAGGAGGTTCCTCCCAAATTTTCGGAGAGCCAAATGAACGCTCAGAACCAACAAGTTGAAACTGCAGTTGAAGATCAGCAGGCAAATATGTTTGTCCCGGTACCGGAAACCACGCTGCCGGACGGCACAATTGTAGCGGCCTTCCAGGTGGCGAAGTATTTCAGCAGCCGAGGCGATGATGGCCAGGTCGTAATCAATGCCAGCGATGCTCCGTGGACCGAGATCAGCTACCACGATGCTGTGGCGGCGGCCGAAACATCTGGTTTTAAACTCATCACGGAAACCCAGGCTCTCGCAATCGCTCACAACATCGCCAATGTAGGTGCGAACTGGTCCGGCGGCGCTGTCGGCGTCGGCAGTCTCAAGCAAGGCCTGCACAACGATACAGTCGACGAAGCGCAGCCTGGCGACTTCGTCCCAGACGACGCTGACGAAGATCGCTGGTTCACGCTCTCCAACGGCAGCCAGATTTGCGACGCCGCCGGAAATCTCTACACCTGGGTATTCGATAACGTCCAAGGTAACGAGCAAGGCCTGATCGCGAAGCCGTTCGCGAAAGATTCTCCTTCCATTACGACCGCCCCTTTCCCTTCGATGGAAAAAGGCATGGGCTGGCGCTCGACTGCTGGCTCTGATTGGTCCGGCAATGCGCTCGTCCGGGGCGGCTACTGGGGCTCGGACGGCCTTGCCGGCGCGTTCCATCTCGGCAGCGGCTGGCCTGGCGGCGAGCGCGGCGACGTCGGCTTCCGCTGCACCAAGTAGCTCGGGTTTCTGGATCCTGGTCACGGGTCACTGCGTAGCGGTGAACCGCAACAAATGGAGTAAATCGTGAGCGGAAATATCTACAAGACTGAAGAAGTCATCTGCGGAAAAACTGATTGCGTAATGCACTTCAATCTGTTGGAAGCGCTTGATTGGGTCCGCACCGGCATCGACGTCGTTCTGTTTCGCCTTGATGGCGATAAATGGATTGGAGTAAATCATGCGCCAGATCTTCGCTACTCATAGATGGATCGCAGTTTTAGCAACTGCCTACATGGAATTTGTGACAGTTGGCGAGAAGTGTTTGTTGCGCCGGACTGTGGACTACTCAGCAATAACGCTGCAATAACGAGATCGAATTCAACACCAGCGAACCGCCAAGAGGCTATGGCTGTGCGAATGGAGTGGTGGCCCTAAGTCACTGTTTTTCATCGGCTGCGGCAGCAGAAACGAAGTGCCGGAATTATTCACGGTGATCCGGCCCCAAATTAACCAAGGAGATGAGCATGAATAAGCTCTGGAGTGAATGGTTTTGGTCTGAAAAGTCTGCTCGTTCAGCTGCTCGCCGCGTCGAGAGCAAAGGCTATCTGACCAATGTGCGTTATGCGATGGATGCACACGGGCGTCATGATTGGCAGATCGATGTTTTTGCACCCTCAGTAGAGGTGACGGCATGAACGGCATGAACATCACTGCGCTGCCATGGGAAGTACTCCCACCATTCGCGCCTTCGTATTCTGATCATGGCTATCGCCGCATCGTTGAGGTGCGCCGTGGCGGCATCGGCGGAGAAACGCTGGTCATCTACGCCAAGGCAGCAAACATGCTGGTCGAAGGTGAAGGCTTCGCTTTCGGCAAGGACGATGCCGAGTTTATCGCGCTCGCCTGCAACGCCCACCACAACCTAGTGGCGGCGCTGACCGGCCTGTTGGGATGTGCTGAGCTGAACCAGAACGATCTGGAAGGCGACACCCGTTACATGATAGAGAACGCCAGTGCAGTCCTCCTGATGGCTGAGGTGCAATCGTGAGCCGCGCCAAGGATGCTCTGCAAGCTGTTGGCCTAATCGTCGCCATCGGCGTCGCTCTGGCTTTCGGCACCAACGCCGGCGACTACGCCGCTCCGACGGCCACCGAGATCGAGAACGATATTCTGAGCCAACGCGCCCAGCTGTGCGCTGCTGATGGCTGGCCGGCCGACGCCAAGATCGCCTACGAGCGAGCTTGCAAGCACGAACTGCAAAGGAAATCGACATGAGCGCCACTCTCAAGCAATTGGCGGAAATGCAGGAAATCGAGCGCCAGGCACGTGTCGAGCGCGACGCCGCCCTGCTGCCCGAGGCCGTGGCGGCTCTGACCGACCTGTACGACCAATGCGTGAACGGCATCAGCGGCCCGTCTCCGTTCTGCCTTCGCCGTGCTCTGAACGTCATCGATAAAGCTGCAGCTATCCCGACAACTATCAGCCGCTGGCAGCGCGAAGACGGCGCCACGGGCGGCACCGCGACGATCATTGGAGGAAGTCATGAAGATCACCACCAAGCAACTGCTCTCGAAACGGACCACAAAGCAGGTGGCCAAGGCCAAGAAGTTGGAGCAGCAGCCGGTCGACGTTCGGCGCAGTGAGACGGAAAAGTTTTTGCGGGAAAAGCGACATTTCTTCAACGCAGCATAACCAGATACCACCAGGAGCAAGAATGAACATCGAATTGACCGAAGAGCAGACCTTCACAGCACGCGCCGGCGCCAATGCAATTCATGGCTTGCGCATCGTCAGCGAGTGGGAGGGTCTGACCAAGTTGGAATCGCCAACAGGCGAGCACTTGATTGTCATTGAAGAAGGCGGCCAATTCGTCAAAGGCTCTCCTTCCCTGGTGCGCGATCTGCGTCTTGGCTTGAACGGCGACTGCTTCATCACCGTACCGCAAACCATTCTGCCGGATGGATCTACAGAACCATCGTTTCAGGTTGGTCAGTACGCGACCTCCAAGGGTGCGAACGGCAAAGCAGTCATCACCGCCGATGGCACACCGTGGGTCCGCATCAACTTCGCAGATGCAAAGAAGGCTTGCCTGGACGCCGGTTACAAGATGATCACCGAGAGGCAATGGCTGGCTATCGCGTGGAACGCCTATCGCCAAGGCGAGAACTGGACCGGCGGCCAAGTTGGATCTGGAAAGCTCTTCCAGGGCATCCGCAATGGCAATGTGAGCAGCGCTCAGGCAGGCAATTTCGTGCCGACCGACTCAGACGAACGCCGCTGGCTGGTTCTGTCGAATGGCGAACGTATCTGCGACCTGAACGGCAACCTCTGGCAGTGGGTCATCGATAACGTGCAGGGCAATGCAGACGGTCTGATCAGCAAGGCGTTCTCGTCCGACTCACCATCGATCACTGCTGCCGATCTCGCGCCGAAAAATTCAGGTATCGGCTATATCCCTGGTTGCGGCACCGACTGGTCCGGCGGTGCGCGCGTCCGGGGCGGCTACTGGTACTCGTACGGCTGTGCCGGCGCGTTCCTTCTCAGCGACGGCTGGCCTGGCGGCGAGTTCGGCGTCGTCGGCTTCCGCTGCACCAAGTAGCCCGGGTTTCTGGATCCTGGTCACGGGTCACTGCGTAGCGGTGGCCAGGTTGAACAACTAATTGAAACACATCAATTCACAAGAACTTCGAGGACAACATGAGCAACCAAGTAGCCGTCAGTCCAGCAAAAACGCTGAGTGACTTTATGGACAAATACAAGGGGCAGATCGCTTTGGCCCTTCCGAAGCACATCAGTGCTGATCGCATGGTCCGCCTGGCCATGACCGCATTCAGCCAAAACAAAGCACTTCAAAGCTGCGACATGCACAGCATTTTCGCGTCCGTCGTAATCGCAGCGCAGCTTGGCCTTGAAATCGGTGTCGGCGGCCAGGGCTATCTGGTGCCATACAAAGGCAAGGCGACATTTGTGCCTGGTTGGCAAGGTCTGGTTGATCTCGTGTCCCGTGCCGGCCGTGCCACCGTCTGGACAGGTGCTGTGTATGAAGGCGACAAATTCGAATGGGCGCTCGGCGATAACCCTTTCGTTCGGCATCAACCGGAAGGCGACGCCGATCATTGGAAGCAGATCACGCACGTCTATGCCGTCGGCCGTATCAACGGCAGTCAATATCCGGTTATCGAAGTCTGGTCAATGAACCGCATTGTTCGCCATCTAAGCAAGTTCAACAAGGTCGGTGCGAATCACTATGCGTTGAAGGACGACGGCCAAAACATGGAAATGTACGCTCGCAAAGTGGCGCTACTGCAGGTCCTGAAGTACATGCCGAAGTCTGTCGAAGTGGTCAAGGCAATGGACGTGGCGAATGCCGTCGACAGCGGCAAGAATTTCACATTCGACGGCGAAGTCGTTGTTGTCAATGATGACGACGCCGGCGCCGCAACCGACAGCAGCGCCGAGTCGCAAACTGCGGATAACCGAGCAACGCTTGAAATCTGCTCCGATGAGGAATTTGCAGAGAAAAGCCCGACCTGGAGAAAAACCATCGTCGAAAAAAAGAAATCGGTTCGAGACCTGATCACCACTATTCAAACACGTGTCCTGCTCACTGAAGAGCAGAAAAACACGATTGATTCCTGGTCGCACGAAGGCGACTAAATTCCGCTGCACCACTCATTCACATACCGAAAAGGAACTGCTATGCAAATCCATGACCTCGCCCAAGGCAGCAATGCCTGGTGCCAATTCCGCCTTGAACACTTCGGCGCCAGCGAAGCCGCGGCAATGCTTGGTCTTTCCAAGAAAGTAAAGCGCACCGAGTTGCTGCATATGAAGCACACCGGCACCGCCAAGGAATTCAGCGACTGGGTGCAGACAAATATCATGGACTACGGCCACCAGGTAGAAGCGCTGGCGCGGCCGCTGGTGGAAAAGATCGCCGGCGACGATCTTTATCCGGTCACCTGCTCAGATGGCTATCTGTCGGCATCTTGCGACGGGCTGACGCTGGCCGAGGACATCGCTTTCGAGCATAAACAATGGAACGCAGAATTGGCCGCATCCGTTGCCGCCGGCGTACTGCCAGAAGAACACATGCCGCAGTGCCAGCAAGTGCTGATGGTGACTGGTGCGGAGAAGCTGTTATTCGTCGTTTCCGACGGTACACCCGACAAATTCGTCTGGATGGAAATATTCCCAGATCAAGAGTGGTTTGCTCGGATCCGCGCCGGCTGGGCGCAGTTCGCCAAAGACCTAGCCATCTACGAGCCAACCGTCTACACCGACAAACCTGTTGCCGAAGCCATCATGCAACTACCGGCGCTGGCAATCCAGATCAAGGGCGAAGTTGTCAAGAGCAACCTGCCCATGTTTCAGGCCGCCGCTGAACGCTTTATCGACGACATCAACACCGATCTTAAAACAGATGAAGACTTCGTGGCCGCAGAGGCCACGGTGAAATTCTGTAAAGCCACCGAGGACGACCTGGAAGCAGCCAAGGATGCCGCAATCAAGCAAACGGCAAGTGTCGATGAGTTGATGCGCACGGTCGACTTCATCAAAGAGAAGCTGCGCGCCAAGCGTCTGACACTGGAAAAGCTGGTCAAATCTCAGAAAGAACTGATCAAGGACGGCATCCTGGCCACTGCACGCCTGGCATTTTCCAACCATATGACGGAGCTGGAAAGCGAAATCAAGCCAATCCGCCTGGCATGCCCCCAACCAGACTTTGCCGGCGCGATGAAGAGTAAGCGCACTCTGGCTAGCCTGCAGGATGCTGTCAACACAGAACTCGCCAATGCAAAGATCGCGGCGGACGCAGTTGGCAAAGATCTGCGCGCCAAGTTGACTTGGTGCAAAGCCAACGCCGACGGCTACGGTTTTCTGTTCAACGATCTCCAACAGATCATTTACAAGGAAACCGACGACTTTCAACTCGTCATCAATACGCGAATCGGCGAGCACAAACGTGCCGAGGCCGAGAAGCTTGAAAAGCAACGCAAGGCCATCCAAGAGGAAGAACAGGCAAAAGCAGAACTTGCAGCTGCTGAAAAAACGCGTCTGGCCCAAATCGAGTCGGACCGGGTTGCCAATGAGCAAGCAGAAGCAGCTCGCAAAGCACAGCAAATGCCTGCCGAAATCGCAGAAGCAGTCCCTGCGGTAACCAGCACACCACATGCCGCCATGGAACCTGGGCGCGCACCGGAGGCCTATCAATTCCCAACGCGTTCCGCATTAACTACTGCGGCGCCAACGCTCACGCTGGGAAAAATTGGCACCCGCTTGGGCTTCTCGTTGACCGCAGACTTCCTGCGCACGATTGGCTTCGAGCCAGCTGGCCGGGAGCGCGCTGCCGTCCTTTATCACGAGAACGACTGGCAGGCCATCTGTGCGGCCCTGATTACCCATATCAGCCACGCAAGTGAACTGCAGCAACAGGCCGCTTAACCGATTCACCTCACAACCTCAGAGGATATGCAATGAATACCGAAACCATCACCCACCCAGCCATCGCCATGAGTGCCGTCGAGTCTTCTCAGATCGCAGCCATTGGGCATGACAGCGCCACCAGCATTGGCAGTTCAGTTCATTTCCAAGACCGGCGGCGGCAGCGTCTATCACTATGCCAATTTCGATGCCGAGGCATTCGCCGCATTCAAAAACGCTGAATCGATCGGTTCTCATTTTTACAAAAACATCAAACCGCATGCGGATCGTTATCCGTACGTGAAAGTTTCGTAGCACCAAGGCTTCCGAGGCCACCCGGAGCCGTACGCCCTGCAGTAGCAGGGTAATCCGGGACCAACTCAACAGATGCACTTGACTAGGAAATTCAATGAACGCAACCACCAAACCAGAGCAAACAGCGATCGATGGAACTGAAGTCGAGGCTTCAAAAGAGGCCGCGCACATGGTCGCCAGAATCAACGCGGTCGCACTCAAGATGGTCTATCCATTCATCGCCCAAGAGGATATTCGCTTCTACCTCAACGGTATCAACATCCGCCCATTGGAAGACGGCTCGGTGATGGTCGTAGCCACTGACGGACACCGGTATGTCGTGGTGCGTGATCCGACTGGATATGCCGAAATGGAAATCATCGTAAGCATCGGCAAAGATGCGCTGAAACATGCTGGCAGCGCCAAACACACGCTTGACGTGATGTCGAATGGAAATGCAATGATTTCTGACGAATTTGCCCAGGCCCTGTTTATTCAGCCAGGCAATTCGCTGATCGATGCCGCATATCCACGCATCGAGCGCGTGGCCAGTGTAATTGGCTACAAAGAGGGCATAGCAGGCGCCGTCAACCCTAAGTACCTGCATGACGCCTTGGTGATCGCAAAGGGCTTCGGAAATTCGATCCGTTTTTTCAATCGCGATAGCGATAGTCCTTTGACGTTCGTGCTGGGCGGTATCGGTGAACTGGAATGCTTTGGCGGAATCATGAAACTGCGGGAGAGCTTTGAGCAATTACCCAACTGGTTTCCTAGTCCGGGTGCTGTTGAAACACTGAATGACATTTGATCACGCGCTGTTCGCAACTTTATCTTCAGAACTACAACCTCCAAGGAAAATCATGAACGCAGCCACACAGATTGAAACAGTAGCAACGGCATCGGCCGATCAACCCCTCTTTGCTCCAGTGCCAGAAACGACGCTTCCTGACGGTACTGTCGTTCCGGCCTTCCAAGTTGCCAAGTACCTCAGCGGCCAAGACGATGCCGGCAAGATGATCGTCTCTGAATCTGTGGCTCCATGGGTGGAAATCAATTACCACGACGCAAAGGCAGCCGCAGTCGCCGCCGGCCTGCAACTGATCACCGAAACCCAATGGCTGGCGATTGCCCACGACATCGCCAGCCAGGACATCAACTGGACCGGCGGCAAGGTCGGCGAAGGCTCGTTGTTCCAGGGCTTGCGTAAGTGGACCGTCGAAGAAGCCCAGGCAGGAGATTTCGTCTCACCAGATCCTGATGAACGTCGCTGGTTCGAACTCTCCAACGGCGCCCGTATTTACGATTTCCCCGGGAACGCCTTTAGTTGGGTGTTCGACGACGTTCAGGGCGACGACGACGGCCTGATCGCGAAACCGTTCGCTGCTGAATCTCCGTCGCTCGCTACGGCGCCCTATCCGTCCATGGAAAAAGGCATGGGCTATCGCCCGATTGCTGGCTCGGATTGGTCCGGCGATGCGCTCGTCCGGGGCGGCTGCTGGTACTCGTACGGCTATGCCGGCGCGTTCGGTCTCCTCAGCGGCTGGCCTGTCAGCGAGGACGACAACGTCGGCTTCCGCTGCACCAAGTAGCTCGGGTTTCTGGATCCTGGTCACGGGTCACTGCGTAGCGGTGAACCGTCCTTCAAAACAATAAAAAGTAGACGATATGAAAATCGAATCTCCAACATCAGAAGAATTGGCCGAGTTCGGCATTACTTCGTTTAAAGGTATTGACGTTGGTTTAGGAAAAGCCGACAAGGTCGCTGATATTGCCGAAAAACTGGCAGAGCAGTACCCAATGCACCTGATTTTCGTACAAGCCGGCGGCTGGCTGCATGGCTACAACAAGACTGCGCACGTCATCAGCCGCCTGAAGAACTATCAGTTGACGCTCGGCGGTACGTCGTCCAACCCTCATATTAAAGTTGGATTCCCGCTGTCTGGTTTCAAGCGCCGCCTGTGGCCAATGATCAATGACTACGGCACGCCGTACGTCGTTTCGCTAGGCACGCAGGAAACCGGCCGAACAGTCTACGTGTCGTCGTCCGACAATGCGGCCAGCTCACTTCTATCAGCTGTGCCAGCTGGCATTGTGATGCAAATCATCAACGATCTGCGTCAAAACAAGGCGATCAACCAAGCCGGCGCCGAAAATCTGGTGGCTGATGCCGCCACATCCAACTTCAAACTGAAATCGCATGCCGAAAAGCTGGACCAGCACCTGATTACTGATTTGATCAACATGCCGCGCGACATCCGCACGACATGGGGAGAAAACGTGCGTGTCTGCATGGCCAATGTCATGCGCGGCATCTTCGCGTACGGTCTGGCAACCAACAAACTGGCGCTGCTCAATCAAATATCGGCCGATATCGACCTGTTGAAACACTATCTTGGTCAGGCGCCACGTTTAAGCAAACTCAAGTTCTCCTTTGAACACAGAGCTTCCTTAGCCGTTGAACTTGGCCGGTTGCTTGGCGGCATAATTCGCGCTGCTGGGGAGCCGGCATGATCAACAAAGGGGATTTTCTGGAAAGTCCAGCAATGCGCTCGTCCGGGGCGGCTACTGGAACTCGAACGGCAATGCCGGCGCGTTCAATCTCAACAACGACTGGCCTGACAACGAGAACGACAACATCGGCTTCCGCTGCACCAAGTAGCTCGGGTTTCTGGATCCTGGTCACGGGTCACTGCGTAGCGGTGAACCGTCCTTCAAAACAATAAAAAGTAGACGATATGAAAATCGAATCTCCAACATCAGAAGAATTGGCCGAGTTCGGCATTACTTCGTTTAAAGGTATTGACGTTGGTTTAGGAAAAGCCGACAAGGTCGCTGATATTGCCGAAAAACTGGCAGAGCAGTACCCAATGCACCTGATTTTCGTACAAGCCGGCGGCTGGCTGCATGGCTACAACAAGACTGCGCACGTCATCAGCCGCCTGAAGAACTATCAGTTGACGCTCGGCGGTACGTCGTCCAACCCTCATATTAAAGTTGGATTCCCGCTGTCTGGTTTCAAGCGCCGCCTGTGGCCAATGATCAATGACTACGGCACGCCGTACGTCGTTTCGCTAGGCACGCAGGAAACCGGCCGAACAGTCTACGTGTCGTCGTCCGACAATGCGGCCAGCTCACTTCTATCAGCTGTGCCAGCTGGCATTGTGATGCAAATCATCAACGATCTGCGTCAAAACAAGGCGATCAACCAAGCCGGCGCCGAAAATCTGGTGGCTGATGCCGCCACATCCAACTTCAAACTGAAATCGCATGCCGAAAAGCTGGACCAGCACCTGATTACTGATTTGATCAACATGCCGCGCGACATCCGCACGACATGGGGAGAAAACGTGCGTGTCTGCATGGCCAATGTCATGCGCGGCATCTTCGCGTACGGTCTGGCAACCAACAAACTGGCGCTGCTCAATCAAATATCGGCCGATATCGACCTGTTGAAACACTATCTTGGTCAGGCGCCACGTTTAAGCAAACTCAAGTTCTCCTTTGAACACAGAGCTTCCTTAGCCGTTGAACTTGGCCGGTTGCTTGGCGGCATAATTCGCGCTGCTGGGGAGCCGGCATGATCAACAAAGGGGATTTTCTGGAAAGTCCAGCAATGCGCTCGTCCGGGGCGGCTACTGGAACTCGAACGGCAATGCCGGCGCGTTCAATCTCAACAACGACTGGCCTGACAACGAGAACGACAACATCGGCTTCCGCTGACCCAAAAATATTACGTTCAGATCGTGAGCATGCTCACGAAGAGCTATTCATTCTTGGTCGAAAGTCTCCTGGGGATTCGTTCCCAAAAGCACGGCAACAAGCCAAGCCGGAAACCGTCGCGGGGCTTACGAGCGCCGCGGCGGAATGCGGTAAGCAATCCGACTTTGTACGCCTGACAAGCCTATCGAACCTTTTCCAGTGCTGGGGTAAGGCGCGCAAGAACAAATCACAGAATCTTCGCGTTCTGCGCTTCGGCGGCGACCCACTTCGGCACCTGGTCACGATTCAGCAACGTCTACGTGATCGCCAGTACACGTTCGGTCCATACAAGACTTTCACGGTCCGCGAGAAGAAATTCCGCCATGTAGTGGATGCACCGATGAAAGACCGGATCGTGCATTGGATGCTGTATCAGTATTTGCTACCGATCTGGCAGCCGCGCTTCATCCACGACACCTACGGCAACTTGCCAGGGCGCGGCACACATGCGGCCGTCCAGCGCCTGGCGCAATTCTGTCGGTCACCAGATGCAGCCTGGGTACTGCAGCTGGATATTTCCAAGTATTTCTACTCGGTCAACCACGCGATCTTGAAGGAGCATGTCCTGCGCTTCATTGGCGACACGGGCCTACGGCATTTGATCGGCAACCTGATAGATTCATTCCACACAGACAATCAGTTTAATGGATTGTTCGCCGACGGCAGCTTGTACCGGACGACGGTTGCCAAGGGCATGCCGATCGGCAATCTGTCCAGCCAGCTCTTCGCAAACATCTTTCTGAACGAGTTTGACCACTGGATGAAAGAAGAATTGCGGGTCAAGTTCTATATCCGCTACGTCGACGACCTAGTGATCCTCGCCGCATCCCGCGAAGAGTTGATGGCCATCCGGGATCTGATCGTCGGGTATCTGGCGGCCATAGGCCTGACGATCCACCCTTTCAAAATCCGCCTGGCGCCGACGGCTGCCGGAGTCCCGTTCTTGGGTTATGTGACATTCGTCAACCACATTGCGGCCGGCAAATACGTACGCGGCCGGTACCACTACCGCCTGCGCCAGCACGAACGCGAGGGATATGACAGGTCCGAGGCGCTGGCTTCGTATGCGGCAATGTTCAACCACACCGGATCCACCATCTACAAAAAGGAATTTGCATGAAGCGCGACTTGATGAGCCTACCGCTCGACCTTGGCAACGAATTAATCATCGACAACTTCGCCGGCGGTGGTGGGACTAGCACTGGATTGGAATGGGCCTTCGGTCGCCCCGTCGACATCGCGATCAACCATGATCCCGAAGCTCTGGCGATGCATGCGGCGAATCATCCCTTCACAAAGCACCTGTGCGAGAGCGTGTGGGATGTGGACCCAATCAAAGTGACCAACAACCAGCCTGTTGGCCTGGTATGGCTGTCGCCCGACTGCAAGCACTTCAGCAAGGCCAAAGGTGGAAAGCCAGTCGAGAAAAACATTCGCGGCCTGGCGTGGGTAGCAATTCGTTGGTTGGTTCGAACCAAACCCCGCATGTTCGCGCTTGAAAATGTCGAAGAATTTCGCACCTGGGGGCCCCTGCTAACCGAAGACAACGGCGAATCATGGCCAGACCCAGAACGCAAGGGCGAAACGTTCCTCGTATTCAAGCAGATTATCGGCACCGGGATTCCTGCCGATCAACGTGAGAGCGACATCATCGACGAGATCCGTGAAGTCCTCTGTACAGGCCATCTGGCCTTCAGCGACAGCGAATTTGACGAGGCGATGAATGGCTTGAAGTATGACTTCGAATACCAGGAGCTGCGCGCGAACGAGCACGACACACCGACGATTCGTAAGCGCTTCTTTATGATCGGCCGGCGTGACGGGATCAAGATCTGCTGGCCTACGGCGACACACGGCGCGCCAGATAGTATTGGCGTGCGCGCGGGCAAGCTGAAACCGTACCGCACGGCTGCGGAGTGCATCGATTGGTCGATTCCCTGTCCATCGATTTTCGAGCGGAAGAGGCCGCTGGCACCGGCCACACTTCGCCGGATTGCCAAAGGCATCATGCGTTATGTAGTCGACGCGGCCGATCCGTTCATCATCGGTCAGGGCGGTCCGATCTATTCTGGCAAGCCGGTATCCGTCAATCAGCCATTTGGCACACTGACTGCGGAGAATCACAGGGCTGTGGTCACGCCGATGATAGTACCAGTCACTCATCAGGGTGGCGATCGCATCGAATCGATAGGCGAACCATTCCGTACAGTCACTGGCGCTAACCGTGGAGAAAAAGCGCTGGCTACCGCATTCCTTGCAAAGCACTATACCGGCGTTGTCGGCTCCGATCTGGAAGATCCGCTCGGCACAGTGACGGCTTGTGATCACCATAGCTTGGTAACTGCATTCCTGACGGAGCATGCAAACGCCACCAGCCAGCGCGTCATGCCTGCAGACGAACCGTTGCGTACCATCTGCGCCCAAGTCAAAGGCGGCCATTTCAGCATGGTGTCCGCCCACGTCACCAAGTTCCGGAGCGGTGCAGTCGGCAGCGCCCTAAACGAGCCACTTCATACGGTCACTGCCGGCGGCCAACAGGCACGGCCGGGAACTGGCAATGCTATGGGCATCGTAACTGCCCATATTCAAAGGGATATGGGGCAAAGTATTGGTCACGGCGCTGATGTCCCGCTGGGAACTGTTACGGCTGGCGGCGGTGGCAAGTCTGCTCTGGTAACGAGCAACCTCATCAAGCTGCGAGGCACCAGCAGTGCGGCCGGCACAGACGAACCACTAGGGGCAGTCAGCGCCGGCGGTACGCATCACGCCGAGGTGCGGGCATTCCTTCTGAGCTACTACGGCACCGACCAGGATCCAAAGATCGACGGGCCTCTGGCTACGGTCACCAGTCGCGATCGCTTTGGCCTGGTCACGATCCATGGCCAGGACTACCAGATTGTCGATATTGGTCTGCGCATGTTGGCTCCGCGTGAGTTGTACCGCGCTCAAGGTTTCCCCGACAGCTACATTATTGGCGACGATCCAGGCCAGGGGCTATCGCTGACGAAGTCGGCTCAGGTCCGTATGTGTGGAAACTCTGTCTGCCCACCACTCGCCCGCGCACTAATCGAAGCGAACTTCGCCCATGAGCGCGAGATTGCGAGGGTTGCGTGAATTCACCTTCCATCAATGCGGAATTCTGCAGCTCTTTTACCCTCATCAAGCGCAAGTTCTTCGGTTGGAAGCGACCTGTCGGACATCTTGCCATTGCGTCCGTCTTCAATACGGTACCACCAAGTCCACTCGTTGCGCTTGGCCTCTGTCACTTCGACAAAAAATTTAACGCCATTGTGGACATAGTCTTGGGCCATTGCATTCTCCCTGCCAGAGTGTCAAACCTACTCGGACTCGTCGATCAGTTTTTTTGCGTGAGTCATCGCCTGCACGCAGGCTTCGTCCCAACTTTTGGTTGTCATGCCATCCGGCCGGCGGTTCGGCTTTCCGTCAATGAGCAAACTCCAGCCCATTTTTCTAGTTTCAGCATGAAACATATCAAGGATGACGATTTTTCTTCCTTTGTACTCAGATTCGAATTTGGACATCAAGTTTCCTTTCAATATTTCACAAAAGGCAATCCTACCATGACCAATGAAAAGCGCCTGAGCATCGTCACCAACGCCTTGATCGTGCTCACCGGCTTGGCGGCGACCGTCTACTTGTTCATCAACGCAATGCTGGCGCCGCTGACGTAGCTAGGCGGATCCAGCTGGAGAAAACGCGAGGCATGCCATGGACCTATCGGAAATTCGCGCAATAGCAGTCCCACAGAAGGAATGGGACGCTGCGGTGGCGGCCTACCAAGTGGCACTACGCGATGGGCTATTAGGCATGTTTCCCAAGGCACTGTGTACGGTCA